CAAAGCATTGTTATATTCACTAGCTACATTAACTAGCATATTTCCAAAATCTTGTGTAGAGATTTTACCTTTGTATTCGGCTACTTGTTCCAAAGATTCTACATCTATAATATGGAACGCTGAATAATCTGTTCCGTCACCTCTACTAACATCGGCACTTACCACATAATTCTTGGTATAGTTTGGTGGTTGCCATATCCAATAGTTAGAATCTATACCTCTCTTTTCCATTGGTTCTCTTACACTACTTTCTTTTAAATTTTCAAGTAGTAGACCATCAATAACACCACGACCAGAAGTGATAAAGTCACAATCACATTCTTGAGCGGCTAATGAAGGCCCTAATAATTTATCTTGTTCATCTCTCCACTCTTGTCCTCTTTCAGGGTGAACTGACCAATGTAGATTGATAAAATTAAAATCATTTGTTCCACTTTCAGCACCTACCCAAGTTTTGTGGAAAAAATTACCAACACCATTTGGTGTAGAGATAATTAAGGCTCTACCACCAGTCGCTAGTGTTTGCTGAGCAGCTCCCCATATTGTATCTATCTTATCAATAAATGCTGCCTCATCAATAATAAGTAATGACAATGCTTCGGAACGACCTGATTCTTCAGAACTCGCTAC